CTACGACGCCGAGAAGGGCGAATGGACCGGGATCGCGGTCGCCTACGCCTGGTGCACGAACTGCGGGTTCATCCGCATGCACCATCTGCCCGGACTTCATCTTCGGATCACGAGATGCAAATCGAATCTGAACGATCGGCCGAGAATACATTTCTAACTCAGCGTGCGCTCGCATGAATAACTGGAACACCGCTTTGAGCGAACCATCTGAGATAACGTATTCGTGAATACCGTCCGTCTCATTCCCGTTGGCGTCGAGTTCAGCTTTCGCAAGAAGTTTCTGCGATTCGAAGTCGTCCGCTTGGAAGAAGTTCACTACTGTAGAACCCTGCGCAAGGTTCACAGTCAAAGCGGATCGAAGTTGAATCGCTGCGCGACCGGGGACACCGGTGACACCAACGTAACCAATCTCGAATCGTTGGAACGACGCCGCATCCTCGATACGCACACGACCACCAGACGGAGAGAAGTTCGAGATATCTGCAACAAAGACTTGTGTGTCTCCGATCTTCGCGGTCAGCGACGACAAACTTCCCGAACCTAATACGATGACTCGGTTTCGTACCTGACTGAGATCGACCGTAACCGTAAAGCTCTGACCCGCATCCTGGTGTAGTGTCAGCGGGTTGTCATCGGTCAGATCGTCTGGAGGATCGACATCTTCGAGATACGGTCCGTCAGGATTCGGCCAGATCGGAACGGGATCGACAGACAAGATGGATCCGCTATCGTATGGCAGGTTCGCTCCGAAACCACCTACGAGCAATCCCGGCAGGTACGCTCCGTTCGGATCAATGTAACCATAATCCGCATGCGAGAAATTCGACAGATCGGTCGTTGTGTTGTCCGGTACAATGATGATGCCCGTGACGTTAGAACCCCATGTCGGATCGTTGAAACCTTCGGGACTCGAATTCGTACCGAGCGGAAAACCCGCCGCACCAGGCGCGGTCAAACTGAAGTTCGGGTTCTTCAACAATCCCGCGCCCATGTAGATGAATCGAGCGACGACGTCCAACGTACCAATGACCGGTCCCGTCTGAATACCCGTCAGATTGAAACCACTAAGAAATTGCCCTAGGATCAACTGTTGAACAACCGTATTCGACGCCGGACTCGGCATCGACACGCTTCCATCCCGATAGAGATACGCCACCTTGAATTGCCACGCACCACCGCCCCAGAGCGACTGTCCTCCGTTCAACACCACACCCGTAGCTGAGGGTGCATTCGATGGTCCCACTGGGTGTCCCGTAAATCCCTTAATCGGTTGTTGAGTATCCTCGAGTTCAACGGCAGTGATGCTGATGCCGTTAGTTTTGAAGTTCGTCGTAAACGCTGTTGTGACGTTGTCGTTGATCTGAATGAATCCTCGAATATTCTCAATCGGACTCTGCTCTTTCGTATAGGCGATCCACCGATTGTAGTAGATTCGACGACCCACACAGGTGATGCCACCACCTGGATTCGCTCCGGTAGGGATTCCTGTAAACGACAGCTGTTTGAACCCCGTCGCCGTCAACATGTTCGATACGGCTTTCAGTACAGACTCGGTTCCATCGCTGTAAAGGAATGAATGACGGAACAGATAGTACCCAGGCTCATAACTAAACGTTGTTGGGATGTTTGACCCTTCAGCCACGGTCATGTGACTGGTATCGGTTGGCATCAACGACGGAGGCACTTCCAACGAGGCCGGTACCACATGGAAGAAATGTACATCCATGTCGTAGTCAATGTACCAATGACCCCCACCAATGGCTGCGGCCAAGTCATTCATCACTGAGATGAAGTCTTGAGATCCATCGAGAGAGACCGAGACCTTTGCGAGGTTGGTCTGAACATGGTTCGTCGTGAACCCTGGAGCGAAACTCGTCACCAAACTCTTTACAACATCCGATACTGATACCTGGGAGAAGTGTCCAACCGGACGACGACGATTGAAGAGCCACGTAAAGTCAACACAACGAGTCGCCCAACACAACTGATCCGTCTGACCTTCGTAGTTCTGATCGATCGTAAGTACCGAGCCACGGAAGAGCAAACGATTCCCGTCCGCGGAATCAATGATCTCAATGACTTCCCCGATGGTTGGAGTGTTGCTCTCCCCATCGATAACCATGTTACAGGTATTCGGTTCGCTACTCAGAACGTCCCGGATCGAAATTCCGGGTTGCCGTCGAATGTCATCTCCTCTGGTGAGAAAGGTGAATTGGAAGCCGTTTCGAAATGTAACCTCGGCGGTTAGAGGCTCCGTAATAACAACGTCAACATAGCCACGTGCGTGTGCCGGAGTGACCGCCGAGAAATGGTTCTCGTCAATAAACACGACGTTTGTCGCAGGCTCACCTCCGAAGGTAATCGTTGATCCGGTAACGAAGTTGTACCCTTCAATCTGAACCTGAGTGCCACCACCAAAGGGACCATGGCTGGGAGTGATCTTGGTGATGACACCCTCGACATAGGTGTACGCATTGAGAATCGTTCCGGTCTCGGAACCTTTTACAACAGAAACATCGACGAGACCGGCTTCCGTTTGCGCGGGAGCAACAAGAGTGATCGAAGTATCGCTAACGATAACAACAGAAGTCGCCGGTTGACTACCGAACAGAACCGATTCAACTCCAGAGAAATGTGATCCGGTGAGTGTGATCGATTCCCCTCCGCTGATCCGCCCAGCATTTGGGGAGACGTTCGTAATAACCGGTTTCGTGGTGAAGGCGTCCGGTCGCTTGAACTCAGCGATCGGTCCAGTGAATTGCGGATGTCCAGGTCCAGACGGCATAACGTTAGTTCAAGGAAACAAGTTCATACTGATGCAATGTCATCGACCCCGTTGCCACGGTCTGCGTCCAGAATAGATCGACTTGCTGTGAGATGCTCGAGTCGAACGTAGCACCAACGGCTGGTGCAGTATTCCACGGTACCAACGCGTTGACGCCGCCGATCGGCATCGCGACGTCCGCACCACCCTTGATATTGGGTGCGGTGAACCACCCACCTTGCATCAAGCTGGCCGCAGAACCAATCGTACGAGCCGTCAAGACGAACTCGAATGCGAAGCCCACGGTGGTGTAGGCGTTCGTCGCTGCATTGAATGCACCAGCCAACGTATCGAACACGATGGTCGCGCCGAATCGAACGTCAAACCGCCATGTTCCCGGTGTCGTCGCAACGGTTGACAACCGTCCGTTGCCACGAACGAGAATTTTGTCACCGATCTTCTTGAAGAAGTTCGCCGGTAGCGTATACTTCGCCTGCGCCGGAATTGCTGACGCGGCGGCTGCGGCCGTCAACGTCGCTCCGTCTGATTGCGAAGTAACGAGAACTTCTCCCCACGATTGTGATGACATAGCTTAGCTCCTCTTAGGCCCCGAATTGTTTGATGCCCTTCAATTCCCGCATGATGAGTTCTTTGATTTGTTGAGCGACTTGCACCGCGGTACCGTTGACGTAGAAGTTCATCTCGAGATGACCACCGCCAAGGCCTTGTCCTTCAGGAACAATCGCTTCCTTTCCGTGGAGCATTGCGATCGTTCCTGGACCGAAGTCGACGTACTCACCGCCCGTACCTCCTGCGAACCCCGGCATTCCCTTCCCATAGAGACTAATGATACCTGCTTGGATCAACGACTGCAACGACGCACCATGCTGAACCGCATACATGATTTGCTGGTCGCTGTAACTTGACGTTGCGGCCGGATTCAACTTGTGGAAGGTATCGAGACCCGCTTTGGTTGACAGGTCGTACGTCATCGAACTTCCAGCGGATTGTCTCTTTTGGAATTCCGCCAACGAAATCAATTCTCCAGAAAGTGTTCGCACCTTCTGAATGTTCATATCGATGGCGGCGTTCGCTCCATTCCAATGGGTCGACATTTCGTCGATTGCTCGACCTTGCTTTCCGAGTTCTTCTTTGTCCTTTGCGGTTTTCGCTTCGATCTTCTCGTTGGCGTACGCTGCCCAGTGTTCAAGGATTCGTTCTTTCTCGGCGTACTGCTGTCGTGCGAGTTGAATATCTTGTTCGACGAAGTCCCCAGAATTTTCGATCATCAGATCGAGCTTCGCCTTGGCTTCGTCGGCTTCCTTTTGAAAGAAGGCTCGAGAAGTATCAATCTGTTCGGTTCGCTTTTGGATCTCCGCTTCGATCGTTGACATGTACAATGCCTTCTCGGCATTGAGACGGTCCTCGGTGAGCTTCCCTTCCTGCTCCAATTGTTTAATGTGCGTATCGAAGCGCCTGGTTTCCAGCTTGATGAAGTCATCGATGTTGTCACCGTGCAACTTCATTTGAATCGCGAAGACGTCGGTCCACGCTTTCTGAATTTCAAGAGCCGACTTTGCACCTTGTACTGCGGCCTCAGCTTGCGCCTTGGTCAGACCGGGGAACGCTTTCTCCAAGTCATTTACGGACGCGCCAAGGTCCGCATAGTACTTCACCGATTCGACGATCTTCGGATTGACCCCAGCGAGGGTTTCTTCGTAGGAATGTCCAATCGAATTTAAGCTCTCCCACGTATCCGCAAAGTCCTTCAACTCTTTCTTCGAGAGTTTAACGGTTTCGTTCATCTGAGCGAGCATCTTCTCGTTGTGCTCCGCGATTCGGGCGTTCTCCGCCAACTCAGATTGCAATGCTTTGGTTTGACCTGCCGTGAGTTTGAATTCCTCCGCCACCGTCTTCGCGGATACTCCAGACGCAAGCAGATGCTCCGCTTCATTTGCGATCTCAGGACTGATCGTCAGGATCACCTCACGCCAATTCTGGGTAGCGAGCGCAATCTCCTCGGCTGCCGCCGAATGCTCTTTCGCAGCTGCGGTAGCTTTGACCATCTCGTCGGTCATGTGATGGGTCTGGACGGCAACGAACGCTTCTTGCGAACTCAAACCATAGAAGACTTCCAGACCAAGTTGTTCAAAGAAGTCGGATACCGGTTGCCACTTACCGAGTTCGAACGCGGCATACACTGAAGCGGCCGCGGCACCGAAAGCGAGTACTCCTGGTGTGAGTGCTACCCAGAACTTGCTCGCGGTCTCTACCGCTTCCTCACCGAGTTTGACGGCAACGAGTGCTGTGGTGATTCCACCCAAACCCACTGCTAGTGGTTCGAGTATCGACCGCCACTCAACCATGAACTTGACGACGTCCGTACCAACCCGAACGACTTCGACTCCCGCGACGGCGAGTCCTTCAACTTTTCCGACGATGACTTCGATGAGATGCTCTTTATCCGTACCGAAGGCTTCGGTGAGGATATCACTGACTTCGTCGAATGCATGAAGGATGACCGGTGATGTGGCGACCATCTTGCCGAGGTCTTCTTGGAAGTTCTTCCATCGGACACCCGCCTGTGCGATCTTCTCATCGAGCCCATCGTGTTGTTCGCCGAGTCGCTGCACGGACGCAGACACTCGATCAAGTATCGCAACACGAGCAGCTTCAACTTTTTCTTCAGCATCCAATCGTTCAGCTGTCGTACCGATGGATTTCGCATAGGCCTCTTCGGCTGCCGCCAGGTCGAGTTTACCGGTTAGGTACTGCACCCCACGAACCCTGCCGGTGAGTAGAGCATCGTTAATACGCTCGAATGCGTCCTTGACTTCCATTCCCTTCGCCTGGGCAAGCGCGAAGGCTCCGGTTGCCAAAGTACTATACTGTGCGTCGGTGAGTTTAACACCCGCTGCCAAGTTATCATTAACCGACTTCATGAGTTCAAAGTCGGTGATAGTATCGTGAGTTCCTTTCTTCAGACTCCCGAGAAGTTCTTCGCCCAGATCTCCCGCAGCGAGTGTGAGACGATTGAAATTCTGTTCGACATCTGCAACCTTCGCACCTTCAACGGTGATCTCGGAAAGGGCTTCGGCCGCAAGATGCGCAACTTCCTTTACCGCTTCGATTGCCGTTTCGGCGATGAGCATACCTTCGGCCACATGGACCGCGGAAGCATGCACACCACCGAAACGTTTCTCGAGAGCGTCGAGAGCTTCGTTGGAGATCGTGAGCGTAGCGGTAAACTTGTCGTCCAGTTCGATCCGGCCCGACAATGTTCCGATTGACAGTCCACCTTCAGCCACGGTTCTTCTCCCTCTTCCGACGAAGTCGTTCTCTCTTCTCCCTGTCCGCTTCTTCCATCATATTGTACGACGCCGCCAACACCTGTCCGATCAACTTTAATTGTTGCCACGTCTTGCGAGGAGGCTCAGCCGGCTGCCCGGCTTTCTTCTCTCCCCACTTCAGAAGGAAGTCGCTAACCGGAAACGGTTTCGGATGCTTCTCGATATCCCGTCTCAGATTAACGAGTGTCGAACACACCGACGCGAAGAGGTAGTCTAAACGCACCCCACCGATCGGTTCGATCTCGTCAAACGCCTGCCACGCAATGAACTCCTTTGCTGAAAGCATCCTCAGTAGCGTGTGTACCGAAGGGATCTTGAACTCGAGTGCTAGGCGGTGGGCGAAGCGCCAGTTGGAGCTTCGCCTAAGGCGTTTTTTGCGATGTTCACCGCATCCTTCTTGTTCAATCCGTTGAGCAGGAGCACGGCTTCGACGACATGCCCGTTCGCGTTCGCATCTCTCGTCTTGAGCTTCTCGATCGCGGCTTGCACCGCTTCTGGGTTGGTAACATCAACGAGACGTTCGCCTTCCTTGTTGACCAAGCTCAATGCGATCAGCATCAATCCGTTCTGTCTCTTCTTCTCGGCGATCTCGTTGTTCTCGAGAAACGTGATCAGCTGACCCGCGGTCAACGACCCGATGCGAGCCATCTTTCCTCCCCAGGATTTGACGGTACGATACTCCGTTCCGTCGGTCCCGAGGATGTCTTCCATCGATTCGAAGATGTCTGCATCCTTGTCGTCGAGTACAACCGCTTCCTTTTTCGCGTCTGCCATTACTCTGCTCCGTTCGTTTGGTGGTTAACGAACCCGCTGTCGACTACCGACTACGGATTGAAGATATGTCCGCCGGACGGCCGAATCGAGATCTGCGCTTCGAGTCCGCCATCGACCGGAGCCTTGGGCGCGATGTTCGACACGAAGCCCGAGAACATCCAATCCGATCCGTCGGGGTACAAAACGTTGTATCGATCTTTCGACCCATCGTGCCAGGCCTTGATCAACCCCGTCGCCGAGTCGTGCGTTCCTTCACTCTGGGGAAGGAAGTTGACCATGAACCCGAGCTCACCCTTTCGCCGGATGCCGACCACGTAGCTGTCATCCGACGAGTTCTGTGTTGAGGTCTCGATCGGCTTCCGAGACAGCGGTGGCGGCGTGATGTCTTTCAGTTCGGCGATCTCGACGCCGTTCCTTTGGACCAGCGTTCCGTGTGCCGAAATACCGTTGCTCTCGAACCCCGTACTGATTGAAGGCATCTGCGTTTCTCCTTATGACGGTCGTTTGTCGCCTAGAATGTTGAAAGACACACGCGGTCGGCCCTCTGCATCAAGACCGAGAATGTCACTGGGTTCCTGAAGTGGACGTATCTTTCGATACCAGGTTCCCGTTGGACTGAGAATTCCCGATCCGATGTACTCGTTGCGGATCTTCACCAACGAGTTATACGCTGCTCTCGCCATTGCGTAGGCGACTACGTAACTATCTGCTCGGACAACAATCTGCGCTCCTGGCCGTTGATACGCAGGGATGATGACCGAGTTTTGCGTATTGTCTGGTGTCGTACCTCCTGTTTCGATGATAGAGAGAAACGGTCCTGGCCCAGTAGGCAGTACCTTGGCCGTTGAACGGAACATGTTCACTCTCGGGAGTCCAACACCGTCTCCCGATAAGATAAACATTACATCTTCAGACCATCCCATATCACGCCACCCAGTCTGCGATGTTAAGCCGACGCGCCACCCGCTGTCCGATGTATGCGCGACTCTCCATGATCACGGACTCAATGTACTTTGCTTGCCCGATCTTGTGGAACGCTTCCAAATCTTCGTGAACGATAACGGCATACGGTGCGTCCGGTCCTCCGGCAACAATCAGTACAGAAACTTTGTTGTTCTGGTCGACACTTGGTCCGATCAAATGTTCTGTGCTTCGAAGATCCCCGCTTTCAATTGGAGTTCTCCGAATCACTTCGACCAGTTCAATTTTCATTTCCGCATAAAGCGCATCACCAACTTTACGAGGATAATTCTTGACGACGTTTTCCAACTTCGTCTTCATCTCCGCTTTGCCGGTGAGCGACGCACCAGAAGCCATCAGCGTATCGTTTTCACTCCGAGCACATCCGTCGCCGCTTCAAGAACTTCGGCGAACTTCGCACCGATATCCGACCAGCGGAAGTTTGGACGTTCAATTAACGCGCGCCCGCGCTTACCGTAATCCTTTCTCATATCCGAATCTCGATAAAATCGGTCTAGACCTTCGATGAACGGCTGCCGATCCGCCAGACTACCAACGATGTTGACGCGATTGAGTGTGACGGCGATCTCCGAACACGGTATCTTGACTACGGTGTCTTCAGGCCACTCTCCCAAAGCCGCGTTGTCAGGTACTTGATTCGGAATCTCGCACGCCATCATTTCTGCCGTCGTCAAACCAAAGCCCTCTCCCTGGGAAGTAGAAATCCCAAGGTCGGCGATGTTGTAGTTTCGGGCGAGCACTTCTTCGGTCACACCCTTCCAGACTTCGGAATCTGAGAGGATGAGACGGTTCGCAATCCCGTAGTAGACTGCGAGTTGATGACAGTCATATCCCACATCGCCGGTCGGTGCGACATGGAGATGGAGATACGCGTCCGTGATCTTCCGAGACTTAATCCATTCAGCGAAGTAGGAAATCGACAAGTCGAATCGCTTCCTCGGTTGGTTGCGATTTACGTTCGAGACAATGAACGCGTCCTTCAAACCGCTGTCGTAATCGTTCGGTTGGAAGAACAGCTTTCTAGCCTCGTCTTTGTCCATCGGCTTGTAGGTATCCAGATCGACACCAAGTGGAATGACTGCGTACGGTCCACTGAATCCACCGAGCATCGCTTGATCCGCACCGAATTTGGTCCAGAAGACCGCCGCGTGGAGACCATTCAACTGGCGACCTTGGACATTCTTTCCGTCGATC